AGCTATACCACCTATCTGTTCGACAAGGGACTGGAAAAGATTCTCAAAAAAGTCGGCGAGGAATCCACCGAGGTCATTATCGCAGGCTCTAAGCGCGACAGGGAGGAGACCATCTACGAGATCAGCGACCTTGCCTACCATGTGATGGTGCTGATGATCGAGCTGGGCATTTCTGTGGAGGACATCACCAAAGAACTGGAAAAACGACATGTGATCGACCATAAGGTCAAGCAGGAAAGGATGCAGTAACTATGGCAGGCGAATACCTGAAAAGCTCTGTGCACGTTCATTCCAAACTGTGCGATGGCAAAAACACTCCCGAGGAGGTCGCAGTCACGGCCTGGAAGGCCGGTCTGCAGACGCTGGGCTTCAGCGGCCACAGCCACACCCCCCACGACCTTGAATATTGCATGACCCAGAGCCGTACCGCCCTGTACAAGGCACAGATTGCCAAGCTCAAGGAGCGCTACGCGGGCAAAATGGATATTCTGTGCGGTCTGGAGTGGGACCTGTACAGCGACGATGACCCGACCCAGTACGACTACTGGATCGGCAGCACCCACTATGTCCGCGGCCCCAAGACCGGCAAGTATTATGAGATCGACTGGCGCGAGGAGGATCTGCGCGCCTGCATTGACGATGATTTTGACGGCGATGCGCTGGCCGTGGTCGAGGCCTATTTTGCCAATGTGGCCAAGGTTGCCGAGAAGAAGCCCACGATCTTGGGCCACTTCGACCTGATCAAGAAGATCAACGGTGACGGCAAGTTCTTTGATGAGAACGACCCCCGCTACACCGCCGCCGCCAACGCCGCGCTGATGACCGCCGCCCGCAACCGCTGCGTGCTGGAGGTCAACACCTCTGCGGTGTATCGCGGCTTCCGCAAGGATTTTTTCCCGTCCGATGCGATTTTGAAGGAGTGGCTGGTGCTCAGCGGCAATGTCGTCATTACCGCCGATGCCCATGATACCAAGGCGCTGACCTTCGGTTTTGAGGCTGTCGCCGCCAAACTGAAGGAGCTGGGCTACACCAAGGTGCAGGTACTGGGCAAGGACGGCTTCACCCCCTGCGCACTGTAAAATGTGCTGTTATTTTTGCGCAAATAATTTTTAAAAGAAAATTGCAGGAAGGGGTTGACAACCCCTTCCGTTTTTTGTATAATAATACCTGCATTCTGGCGGCAGCCACTGTGGAGAGGTGTCCGAGTGGTTTATGGAACTGGTCTTGAAAACCAGCGATTCGCGCGAGCGGACCATGGGTTCGAATCCCATCCTCTCCGCCATTTTGTAATAACAAGTGAATATTTTATATCACTTTGACTTGTGGAGTAATACTCAAGAGGTCGAAGAGGCGCCCCTGCTAAGGGCGTAGGGTGGGAAACCGCCGCGAGAGTTCAAATCTCTCTTACTCCGCCAATGTAAAAACCGCGATACAACCTGCAAAGGTTGATGTATCGCGGTTTTTCATTTGTCTGATAGTGTTATATACTGTCAAATACTGTAAGATAATGCTTCGTAAATGGTTCGTAATCGGCCAAAAGTTCGTAAAAAGTTCGTAGTAATTTGCCCAAAAATCACCGTAAAAAAGCGGCAGGCTGCCCACATTGAGCAGCCTGCCGCTTGTTTTACTTCCTGACGTTCGGGGCCTTCACCGGCTCTGCACTGATCTGCGCAATTAAATCCGCACGCTTCGCGCCGTCCTGCACAGTCAGCCCCATGTCGATTGCCAGCTGCTCCAAATCTTCCATTTTCAACTCATCCAGTTGTGTTGCCTCCAGATGCCCAATAGGGGAGCCGTCCGCATTTTTCCCGGTTTCCACGGTAATACCGCCCGCGCTCTTGTCCGCTGCGCTTTTCCCAGCGGCAAGCAGCTTCAGCAGCCACTCCGGCACGTTCGCGCCCATTTCGGCGGCGTTTTCGGCAATGCTGCCTAACTCGGTAAAAATGTACCACACCAGTACCACCGGCAGAATCAGGCTCGAGTACGTCAGCCCCAGCCCCGGCAGGTTTGCCACGGCAATGCTCAATACTGCGTCCGTCAGCGCGGCCACTACGACCACCACCAGCATCCCCGCTTTGTGCCAAATTCCCGCGCGGGCTACGGCACTCGACCACTCGCCGCGGCTTGCTGCCGCTGCACTGCCGCTGAGCCAATCCAGCACCATGCAGACGGCCCAGGCCACCACCAGCCACCCCAGCCAGCCAAACGCCGCCGTGAACGCCCCACAGACTGCCGCAATGGCCGCTTTCGCCGCCAAAAAGGTATTGTTGCTGTTTTCCATATCTTTGCCCTCCATCAGCCCACATACCGGGCCAAATATTTGTTGTCTTTCGTCCAGCCCTCGGCCTCGGCCAACTGGTAGAAGCTCACCGCGTCACCGTTGCTTACTGCACCAACGCAGACGCAGTACGTCTCCGTGCCGACCGGCAGAACATAGTAGCGGCTTGCGCTGATAAGCCGCAGCTTAACGGCCAGCGCATCGCATTTGTTCATGCCCCGCGTGTCCAGCGGCCCAATCATCAAGCACTGCATCGTCTTGCCGGTAGGCTGTGCGCTGATCTGCTCGGTGCTGCCATCGTCGGCTGCGCCATAGACGCCCACAGCGTTGCGTGTGCCGCTGTACCGTGTGGGGTCAACACCGCGCCCGGTGACAGTATTGCGGGCCTCCAGATGGACGTGCTTATAGCCGCCCGCCGCGTTGCCGGTGTTGCCCATCACTGCCAGGATGTCGCCGCTCTTGACGTGCTGGCCCTCTTTCACGATCAACTTGGCGTTGTGCGCCATGACCAAATAATTAACATCGTCCGGCGTCTGGTTGGCATCGAACAGCGCGCCGACGTAGTTGCCCCACTCCCACGTTTTATCATTGTGATCGGTGATGCACCGTGCGCGCCGGATTGTGGCGGTGATGGTGCGCAGCGTGCCGTCATCGTTCTGGTAGTAGGGCATCCGCACATAGGCGTCATCCAGGCCGACAACATCAACGCCGCCGTGCCACGTCTTTCCGTTGCCGCGCGTATAGCCATAGCGGCCATAGTTGTACAGGATTTCCGTGCGGCCTAAAAAAATACCGTTCTGTTTCATTTTCTATCCCTCATCCGTATCCATCACCAGCGCTTCATACTCATCCAGCAGATCCCGCGCGGCTGGTATGGCCTCGCGGTAGTCCCACAGTACAAGCATCACACGCGCCAGAAGATCCGCTTCCTCGCTCATCCTTCCACCGGCGGCGTGGGCCACGACACCGTGTAGGGGAAGCCGGCCTGCTCGGGCACATCCCGCAGGGCCTGCCGGTAGGCCTTCCAGTCGGCCTTCACCGTCTTGGCATCGCCCAGCACTGTCCAGTCGGTCGCGGCAATCAGCTTGTCCCGCTCAGCGCGCACGGCAGCGGCAGCAGCGTCATGGTCGGCCTGCTTGACCAGCGCGGCCCAGGCGTCAACGTCAACCCGCCCATCGGGCACCTGCGTGACCGTCTCGTATGTCGTGTAGCTGTACCCGTGCCAGGGCGTGTCCATGTTGGACACAGCCTCGCGGGTGACCTCCTGCTCATCCTCGTAGACGCGCACCAACGTCAGACCGTTGGGCAGCGGCTCGCACTCAAGGCGGGCGTGTTTTTCGTTGCACTCACATTTAAGCATTTTGTACCACCTTTCTAATTTTGCGATAACTCACAACACCGTCAACGTACTTAACGCGAAATCGGTGCATATTAGCGTGTTTTAGCTGGCCGATGCGGCACGCGGCCTGTCTGGCTTGATGCGGCGTCGGCACACCATGCGGGCGGGCCTTGATGTCCAGACACAGCCGGATCAGCCGCCGCGTCGTGCGCTTTCTGTAACTCACATGGTCGCAGTAGATCACAAATCCCAGCCCATCCAGCGCACGCCCGCGGTGCCTGCCGTCCCGGTCCACATAGTCAGTGCGGTATACCTGCCAGCACTGGTTACAGGTGTAGTCGGCAGCGGCCAGCCAGTCCATTGCCGCCTGCAGGGCACGGTGCAGCTTGCGCTTGTTCGGGCCGTACAGATGGATATTATCCACATAGCGGTAATAGTGCGCCACGCCGTCCAGACCCCGCACATAGCGGTCAAACGCCGTCATGGCAAGATTTTGGAACCAGTGCGATGTCACATATCCAATCGGCAAGCCGTTGGGAAAACTGTCCACGACGGCGTCAGCCAGACACAGCCAGTATTTATCTTTTATCAGCTGCCTATAGCCGTACTCTATAAAATCGTGGTCGCTTTCGGGGAAGCAATGGTGTATGTCCAACTCTGCGCCGTACTTCATCCCGGCGCGGTCCGTTTTCATCCACCGCGCCACTTGCTTGGCGGCGCTGTGTGGCCCTCTGCCCTTGATGCCCGCTATGCAGTAGGGGTCCATCTTAGGCACGACCACGTCATAGATCGCCTCAATCAATACCCAGTGCATGACCCCATCGGGCCAGTACGGCACATAGTCGATGTCCCGCAGCTTGCCGTTGCTCGGCTCATAATGCTGGGTGTGTATCGGTTCGCTGGGCGTCCAGCCGCCGTAGATGATCCAGTGCTGCACCTGGTCGATGCACGTCTCAATGTGCGTCAAGGCGGGCAGCGTGGTCGGATCGTGCATCCTCTTTTTCGCATGGTCTACCATACACCTCCGTATAAATTCCCGGTCAACCATGACCGGCTTTAAATTTCCGATGCGCTTAGGCATTTTATAGTCTTTCTTTGGCCTCCAGCCGGTTCGTCCGCTGGCGCGTCTACTAGGGCTGCCGGATGGGCCAATTTTTAGCTAGGGCTAAGGCATCCCGGTCTCGCTGTATAGGTCGCCTACAATCCGCAAGGATTGCAGCCAAAGAAAGGTCCGCCGAACTGTTCCACCAGGACAACGAGGCATCGCTGTTGAGGTTGACGTAGAACGCGCCGACTTGATCCCCGTTTCTGGAGTTGCTGCCGCGCAGCACGATGCGGCGATGATGAGACCGTTAGCCTGTCCCGGATGATGTCAAACTTACATAGTGCGCGGGGGCTTTGCTGCCCCCGCGATCCCCCGCTTAACCGGGGATGGAAAGGTCCGCCGAACGGTTCCACCAGGACCACGAGGCATCGCCGTTGAGGTAGACGGCGAACGCGCCGACCGGATCCCCGTCCCCGGAGTCGCTGCCGCGCCGCACGATGCGGGTGCCGCTCTTGTTGATGTAGAAATAGTCGGCCAGATAGGTGGACGAACTGCCGCCGACCTCTTTGGTGATTTGCAACTGGGGAACGCGCTCATCCGCTTGGAGGTTCTTTGCCCAGCCCTCACCGGGCAGGGTCAGCGTATCCAGCTTGATGTAGTCGTTGGCGCTGCTCCACTGATACTTAGTCGGATCGTCGCAGTAGTAGGGGACTCCGTCAATCAGTTTCCAGTCGCACTCCATGCGCCACTGATTGCCGTACAGCGGATTTTCCACGCCATAAAACACAAAGCTGTGTTTGCCGTCGGTGTTGCTGACGGGGCTGCCACAGGTGGAGATGACGCTGTTGGCCGTGCCGGTTGCCTCCATGATGCGCCAGACCTTGTGCTCGGTGGTCGTAGTGACCGCCGCACCGTCAAAACTGACCTTGACATTGACGCTGTCGCCGTCAATGGCTTCTACAGCGGTGACGATGCGGCGCTTGGCAATGCTCTCATCCTCGCTGCCGGTGCCGATGGAGATGACATTGCCGACCTCCAGCGCACCCTTGGCAACGACAACGGCGGCCTCGGAGGTCAGCGCGCCGGTCACGGCAATGTTGGTGGCGTACAGGTTGGAGACGCCGCGCATCTTAGCCTGGACGTTGCGGGTGCCGTAGGCCACGATCATCAAGTAGGCCAGTACCTCAAAATCGGCGCTTGTGCCGATGCTGTAGGTCTCACCCCACAGCCGGGCCGCAGCCAAGAATTGCGAGATCGTCTTGTTGCCGGTGCTGACAACGCCCGCAATGCTGTGCAGCTTGCCGTCCGCTCCGATGCTGCCCGGGAAGGCGGGCAGGTAGCACTTCTGCTTGAGGGAGCCGTCCGCGTTCTGGAACTTCCGCGGTGCGCGGAATCCCGGCATCGGCACAGCCGACACGCGCGGATTGACATCCAGCATGCCGGAGACATAGAACAGCGGCACCTCAACCAGCACCTCGCCGTTCGTGCCATCCTCAATGTAGCCGGGCTGGCCCTTGTAGGCGTTGACCGTGACCGTGCCGTCCGCGTTCAGCGTGCAGCAGCAGCGCCGCATGCCCGCCCACGGATACACGCCGTCAAAGTCGTTATGCCCGGCGCTGGTATCTGTGCCGGGGGTAAACACAAACTCCGCAGCCGCCCCCGTCCGCGTCCCCGCGCTGGTGCTGCCGGAGAAGTCTACACCGTAGAATGCAGCACCGACAGCCGAGGCCGCAGCCTTGGCAGATGCCGCAGCAGCATTCGCGCTCTGGTCTGCCTGCGTAGCACTGGTCTGTGCGGCAGCCTTGGCCGCGTTTGCCTCGGCCAGATTCGTGCCGGCGTTCGCCAGCAGCGTGGCGAACTCCTCACGGGCGCCGGTGTAGCCGTGCGCCTTGGCATCGGCGTAGGCGGTCACAGCGCCCAGATCGGTGGTAAAAACAGAACTATCAGCCATGAATCTGTACCTCCAAATTCGTGTCATTGACAATAGCAAAATCAATCTTATCTTTCAGATTGGTCGTGCGCGTATACATCAAATGCCCCGTGTCGGGGTCAACGCCCATCTGCATGTAGCCGTTGCTCAGCGCAGCCTGCCGCGCCAGCTCCACATTGGCGGTGACATTGGCCTGCTTCTCGATCACATCCTGCTGGCGGGCCTTGACATCCTCCTGGATGCCCTGCATCTCGGTCAGCTTCTCGGCCACGCCCTCGTTGATGACCTTTGTGGCCGCATCGCCCGCCGTCTTGGCGGCATCCTCAGACCGCTTTGCGCTGGCCGCAGCCGCCGCAGCACTGGCAGCTGCACCGCCCGCTTCCTCGCCCGCCTTGATGGCGGCATCCTCAGACCGCTTTGCGCTGGCCGCAGCCGCCGCAGCACTGGCAGCTGCACCGCCCGCTTCCTCGCCCGCCTTGATGGCGGCATCCTCAGACCGCTTTGCGCTGGCCGCAGCCGCCGCAGCACTGGCAGCTGCACCGCCCGCTTCCTCGCCCGCCTTGATGGCGGCATCCTCAGCGGCCCGGTGCGCGTTTTCCGCGGCATCCTTGGCGGCCTGCGCCACCCGTACCGCGTTGTTGGAGTTCTCCAAGATCTGCTGCACCACATCCGGCGTAGGTGTGCCGGGGTTGTCTCCGTCAATGCCAGAGTGATCCCGGATGGAGTAGGGGAGATCTACAGTAATGCGCTGCAGTCCATCCGCGAGGCCCAGAAATACGATCTTGCCGCGGCCTGCGTTATCGGCCGTTGCCTCAGGCGGCACTTCCAAGATACCGTCCGCTCCGACTGTCTTTTTTGTCGCCGACCCGCCGGGTGCATGGAACACGGCCAAAGCCTCCAGGCCGCTCCACCCCTCTCCGAAGATGACGCGGACCTTTTCCGTGCCGTAGCTGTCCTTGGTTCCCAGCTCAATGCAAGGCGTGATCGAAAAGCTCCCCTCTACGACCACGTCATAGTTCATCAGTACAATGGTTTTTATGATGGCCACCTCCTCTTAGCTGCCGTTCCCGCCAATGGGATACTCCACAATGATTGTGCCGGACTCTCTCGCAATGTGGACGCGTTGACCGGCAGAGAATGTCACTGCGGCATTGTAGGGATAATGTTTTTCCGCCGGAGTCGTATCACCGGGCAAGATCAGCGCGATCCCATCGCTGTATACGGCGCTCACTGTGGCAATGTTCCCACTTTTAGTTGTCGTCTCAAGCGCTTTGCGCTGTTGGTAATTCTCAATCAATGCTGTAAAACACCTTCTTTGCCGTATGCGTCATCTGACCGCCCGGGACGCAGTCGAGCGTCCACTCCTGTTCTTCCAGCAGGCCGATCCCATCACGCATCATTAAAATGCTGTCGTTCAGCCGATGCGGCTGTTCTGCATCGCCGCAGGAAGTAAACGAATAGTTTGCAGCGCCCATCATACTCAGCAGCATTCTGTTTTTCGCATGCGTTTCAAGCGCTTCCTGCGAGGCGATTCCCTCCACAGTCTCGACGCTTACGATCCTGCGCCCGCGGCGCATTATGCTCAGCGGACTGGTAGGGTTGACATTTTCCGCCACCGCCCGAAGCTCCTTTCCCAGATCGGCGCTGCTAACGATATCTACAAATACATTGGCAGCGTCAAATGTGTCCGCTTCAATGCTCATCGGTATGCGCAGCAATGTCGATTCGCCCGGCCCGTACCGGTGCGTGCGATTATTGATAGAGGCGGGCTCCCATGGTTCGGCCACAGCCACACCGTTTCCATCAAAGTAGATGTCTCGGTAGTTGATCTCTGCCAGCAGCGCCGCAACAACGGCGTACCGCGTTGTGCCGATTTCCCATTCATGGTCCGTCATCAGCACTTCGTCTGTGTCGATGATACTTACCACATTGATGCCCGCAGCCAATAACTGCTCTCTTATCGCCGTAGTGTAACGCGTACCGGCGTGGATCATAAGCGTGCGCTCCAACACGCTCAGGTTTCGCAGCGCATACCCCTGATCGTATCCAGTCAGCTCCTGCGTCTTGTGCCCGTACTCGTCAACACTCTCGGGGCATGTCGTAATGTTAAACAGCCCCAACGGCGTTCGGTTTGTGTTGTCTACACGGACCACGCTCAGCATATCTGTCAGCCAGTTTATATCCGCGTCCAGCTCCGCGGTCAGAGTTACCGTGCTCTTCACCTCAGCGCTGCCGGTAAAGCGGATCTGCGGGGTACAGTCCGCGGGCACCTGCAGCACCCGGTAAGGTGCGCCGCTGCGCATGGCAATGAACTCATATCGGATCATACTTCACGGCCTCCTGCTGCGTCTCGGTAATGCTAAGGCTCAAAGGCGTGCAGCCGTGGTCACGGTTCTCCTGCAGATCTTTAAATACGCCGATTGCCAAATGCCCTGCATGGTCCTTGTATACGACCACCTTGCCGGCGAGTCCTCGAAGTTTCTCAAGTTCATCCGTTGTTTTGAGTGCATACGCGATGGTGTGCGTAACTACCTGATTGCCGGCATCGTGCCAAACGGGGAGCTTTTTGCCCCAGTATTGCTGGTATGTGCCGCCCAGACTTGTGCTTTTTGTGTAATTCTGGTAGCTGGTCGCATACTTCAAAGCCAACCACTCATCGCCGTTCAACAGGCCGATGGCGGCATAGGGCACAGTAGGCGCAGCCCTGACAGGTGCGCTGTCCGTGTAGTAGCCATCCTCGCCAAATACGCGCACAATATACTTGTGCTCCTGCGCACTGGTGCGGTCCATGTACTGCCCATCTTCACCTTTGGCTATCAGTGCTCCATCGCGCAGGATGTAACCTGTGCCGCCATCCCAACGCAGCTGCACTTCGCCCCAATGGCTTTCAGCCTGACAGTTTACGGCACTGCCGGGCTGGTTCTTGACTTTGACCTCGCAGTATGCCCACGGGGATACATCTCCATACGAGTTATAAATCCTCACAGAAAGTATGTGCGTCCCGTCTGCCAGCACTTCGTCAGACTGCCATTCCTTCCCTGTGCCGTATCGTACACCCAGGCTGATGCCGTCCACCGCTACTTCATAACCGTCCTGCTCTTTGGCCTGCCACCGCATTTTTGCCAGCGGCTTGTTGTCATAGTAGGAGATGACCGGGGCCTTAGGTGCTCGCCGTATTGCAAAGATTGCCGCGCCGGAATAGCTGCCGAACGCTCCGTCCGTATTCTTCGTGCGCACGCGCCAGTAGATAACGCCGCTTCTAAACGTGCCTGCGGCCGCTTGATAGCTATTGTCCGCATTATTCGCACTGGCCAGCACTGTGTAAGATGCACCGCTATCCGCCGAATAACTCAGTTCCCAGCCTGTCTGCGCCGTGCCGGTGACATTGGCATGCTGCCACACAAATGTGATGCCCTGCACAGCATCATCCATGTACTCGCCCGCGGGGCTCACCGCCACAGGCGTGCTGAGCGTGTCCAGCGTGGACACATTGATCGTGTCGCTGGTTACCTTTGTACCCGTATTCGCAATCGCTACAACATACCAGTCCAGCGTTGTAGCGCCTTCGGCAAAGGTGTTCGCGGGCACATCTGCATACTGCTGCGAACCGGCCACAGCGACCTCATGCCAGTCGCTCTCATTGTTTGCCTTAAAGTGCAGTGTCGCACTCTGCTGCGTCACATCTCCGGGCCTGTCATCGCTGTCAACGCTGAACACCCAGCTAAAGCGGTTTGCAACTGCTCTGGGCGCGGAAGCACCCGCCGCAGGCGTTGTCCCCTTTACAGAGACAGGCACCTCGACATTGGTGCATTGCACCCAGCTGGAAGTATGTGTGGTTCCCACGGTGCTCTTGGCGACAACGCGCCACTGGTAGCTTCCTATGGGCAATGTGCCGCAATTCACACTCACATGGGTTGTGCCATCGCTGACGCTTGCAAAATCTGCCGGGTCAGCCATGTTGTCAGTCCGGTACTGCAAAACAGCGGATCCCTGCTGCAATGCACCGCTGATCGCGCCGCTGGCAATGCTGCCGGTGAACGCCCAGCTGAATACTGCGTCAAAGCCGTAGTATGTCTTGCTGGTGGGGCGCAGGTCGTCCACCTTGGCGCTGGGGTCAGCCAAAGATAGGGAGTAGGTGGAGCTTTCCGTCACTGTTCCGGATCCATAAGCCCCCACCTGCACGCGCCATCGAATACCGCTGCCGCTTGACCATGCGGTAGTATCCAGGTCAAAGGATGTCGCACCATTGCTAAGTGTATAGGTCTGGCTGTTTCCGCCGTCCTGATCGGTGATGATGATCTTGCAGGTCGAGTTCCTGCGCTCAAAATCATCCTCGGCGTCTGTAGTCCACTGCAGTCGATACTTTGTGTACCGTGCGACGGTGCCGCTGGTTAGCGTCTGGCCTGTTGGTGTAACAACACCTTGATAACTGACGCAATTTATATATGCGTCACTGCGGCTGGATCCGATGTTGTTGTAACCATTTTCCGCCTTTACAAAAACACCGTAGGCCAAAACATTCTTTTTCCGCGTCTGGCTAAAAGAATCGAATGCAAACCAACAATCTCCGTGTGGGAAATTGCTTTGCTCGCACACGCTGCTCGTGTCTGAATAATAGGTTGTGCCTGCACTGTTTCCAAGCGCATATCCTATAAGTTTAACCTTACGGTTGGCATCACCATAGGCAGGGATGCGGACCTGCATGCCGCCTATATAGCGGTTTGTGCTCCCCATCCCGGTATTGAACAACCACGAGCAATGATACGCCTGATAGTTAGCCAAAGGGTTTGTGCTGCCAGCCTTATAGCTTCTTGTGCTCCAGCTGTGCGATTTCATGTCAATGCCCCCTGTCTCATGCTCATGGCTTCATTTTTGGCGATACTTACAATATCGTTAAATTCCTTGACATTCTTGGCATCAATGGTGATGCTCCCGATATTGATAGCATAGCCGCCCAGCATGCCGCGTGTCTGGCTGCTGTTGTAGATGCGTTCTCCGCCGCGCAATGCCACAAGCTCCGGTCCGTTCTCACCCACAACAGCCAGTCCGCCGCGCGCGCTGCGCGTGCCGGTGGCATACTGCGGCACCTTGCTGTTGGCTGCGCGCATTGTCCCCGTTGTAGCCGAGGATATGCCGCTCATGGCGCTGTTGATTTCGTTTCCTTTGCCGATCAGGACAGCAATCACAGCCACCAGCGCAGTAATGCCGGCAACGATCAGCATGATTTTTATATACAGCGGATCCATAAAGCTCATAACGCCGCCGATCATGCTTTTCACGGTTCCAACCGGCCCCTGCAATTCTTTAATGGCCTTCACCACGAGCAGCACTACTGTGGCGATGCTGGTAATAGAGATAACTGCCGTCAGCACTGGCGTTGGGATAGCGCTCAGGGCCTCGGCAAACGCTGTAATGATGGGCAGCAGCGCCTCCGCAAAGCTGCGCTTCACGGCGTCGCCCTGCTTGTCCAGCTTCTGCATTGCATCATCCAGCTCACCAAAGCTCTGCAGCGTTTCATTATCGACAACGTAACCAACCTCGTGTGCCTGCTCCGCAAGCTCTTTCAGCCTGCCGCTGCCGGCCTCGATCAGTGGGTTCAGGTCCGTTGCCGACCTGCCAAAGATATCCATCGCCAGCGCATCGCGCTCGGTCTCGTTTTTCATCTTGCCCAAGGCGTCAATGGTTTTCAAAAACACCTCATAGTTATCCTTGAGCTTCCCGCTGCTGTCCGACACTTTTACATGCAGTTTTTTAAATGCCTCTGCTGCGGAGCCTGTCCCGGTAGCCGCCGTCTGCATATTGTTGGTCAGCTTTACCAGACTGCCGCGCAGCGTGTCCGTGCTTACATCCACAAGCTCACTGGCGTACTCAAACTCCTGCAGCTGGTCTGTGGTCAGGCTCGTCTGCGTAGACAGCGTCAGCAGATCATCCGCTGTCTTGCTCATGTCCATCGTGGAGCTTGCAAGCGCTCCCGCCAGGCCGCCGACCACGGTCACAGCGGCTGCACCGCTGGCCGAGAAGCCGTCCAGCTTGTCAACTGCAGTCTGCAAGCCGGGCGGCAGACTGATTCCCAGCGCATTGGCCAGGCCGTTGACCACATCCGCCAGACTGGCGGTGGTCTTGTTGGTTCGCTCCTGCTGGTCGCTCAGTTCCTTCAGGAGGTTTTCCTGCTTGGCAACCTCTGTCTGGGCGCTGATCAGGCTTGCTCGCCACTGCATGGTCGTTTTACTGGACTCACCCTCACGCCGAGCGCTGTTTTCGTAGGCCTGCTGCAGCACCTGCACTTTATCCCGGTAGCTCTGCAAAGTCTGCTGTGCGGCCTCGTACCGCTGCTGCAGGGCGGCCTGCCGGTCGTCCATTTCGCGGGTCTGTTCGGTCACAAGCTGCATCTGCTGCTTATTTACCTTCAAGCCCGCGTTTACTTCGCTCAGTGCCGCCTTGAATTGCTGGTCATTTTCCACGACCAGGCTGACACCTGCTTTAGGCATCGCCATCTGCAAGCCCCCTTTCCTGTGGCAGTTCAATACCATTCATGGCGCAATATTCTGTAAATTGCTCAAGCAACTCGTTGAGACTCAAAAATCGCGTCTCTCGCCGCGTATACCCAAGCAGCCCGACTGCTATATACTGCAATCTGGCAAAGTTGATTATTCTGTCGCCGTCAAAGTGCCGCTCGGGGACATCGTCAACCCAGATTCGCTCAGCATCGTTCTCATCGCCTGCAGCGCCTGACGGCCTGACCCGTTTTTTCCGTAAAACTCCATAAAGGCCTCTTCAACGCTTGCGGTCAAACCGCCTTGCAGATCAGAGAATGAAATGAGTTTTTTGACAACCCCGAGGCTCGGAGCCTCGTTATCTCGGTGATGCTCTTCGTTGTCAAGCTCAACGCCCTCGCGGATCAGCAGCCAAATGATATACGCTGCCTCTTCCGGGTCGTTCAGCTTTGCCACGATGGTGCTCAAATCAGAGTAGTGCTCCTGAAGCTCCTTAACGTTCTGCAGGTCGAACAGTGCCGGATACTTGCGGCCTCGCAACGTAATTTCCGCCATAACCTCACCCCTTGATGTTCAAGAATGTTTTCAGTGCAGCCAGAGCCTCTTCGTATCCATCAAACTCCTGCTTTTTCACAAAATTCCCTTCACTGTTGCACTCCGCAGATCCTGCCAGCTTGGTCGTGCTGTAACTTGTGCTCTTGGAGGCAGTGCTGAGGTTATCGTCCACGGGGTCAAAGCTCGCACGGTAATAGCCCACCAATCTATACGCAAGCTTGCGGTCAGGCTTTTTCAGCTTGCCAAGCGCGGCAACGCGCACAAGGGCAGGCGTATCGCCCTCTTTGCGCTCAAGCGTCTTTGTGCTCTCATCATAGTGGTGACCGCACAGTTCCGCCTCATCTGCCAGACTCAGATAGCTGCGATCAATGCTCAGCTTCGCGCTGGGCGCGCCTGCATCGCGCTGCTCGCGGCGGTCGCCGGCCCACAGCTCGCTGCTGTCGCTGTCGTTTTCGCCGGCGTAGCTCACAACAGCGCGCGTGATCTTGCCATCGCCGAGGGTTTCCGTCTCAGACCCATCCGCGCTGGTCACTACAGTAATAGGGCAATAGCCATAGTAGGGAAGTCCGATATAAGCCATTATTGTGCCTCTCTTTCATTCCAGTCGCATCCATCATCGGCTTCTGCCTCAACGTATGCAACAAAGTGTTTTGTGTCGTTATCGTAGCCGTACTCGGTCGAGCCGATGATAAACCCGGCATCTCTGAAAGCACAGCGCATTTTTCTGGCGCAGGGCTGCGGCAGATCTCTCGTATACCAAGCCGCGCGCACCTGCAAGTGTTGCTGCTCATCCAGATCTCCGGCGTATATTTCCGGCGCATCGTCCAAGACGCTCAGCACCACATAGCTGTCCGGCAGCGGATCCTCCTCATTTTTAACAAATGAGACATTGCTGCACACAGTTTCCAGTGCGGCCAAGGCCGCATCAATCATGGTCATAGCTTACCTCTCTGCCGCAAAACATCCTGCATCACAGTGCTAACAGCGTCCTCGCAGCTGTTTGCGGCGCTGTTTAAAAACGGCTGCGCGGGCTCTTTGGCGGTGCCGTACTCTAAGGCCACAGCTTTCTGCATCTGTGCAACCTTGTTTGGGTAGTTGGGGCTGGATCCGTGCCCGCTGTCGTAGCCGCTAAAGCTCACATCCAACCCGTAGCCGCCTCTTTTACGCTTTTTAGGTTTCCCGGCGCGGACACTGTCAGATAGATGCTTATTAGCTCGGCTGCTTTTGTGTTTTCCAACCTGCTGTTTTAGCGCATCCACCGCAATGGGGGCTGCGCTTTTCAACATTTCAGGCGCAATGGAGTCTAAATCGGCGAGCTTTGTCAGCTGCTCCGTGACTTCATCGCTCCACACAAGGTCCATCCTCACAGCGCCTCTCCTTTTGATTGGGCCAGATCACTGACGGTCAGCTCGACCGTGCTTCCGGTTTCATAAGCCCGTTGGACGCTGTAGAGGTTCCCGTTCCACTCGATCACGCGCTCCCCGCTGTATTCATCGGCATGCAGCACAAATACTGCGGTCAGGGTCGTGCCGGCAGCTTCAGCGGCGAAAAACTCAGCCCACTTCACGCTGCGGCGCTCGCCGTATACGGTGCGCACTTGGGTGTAGTGGTGCTCCAGTACACCCTGCACCTTTTTCGGGGTGTCCCGTAAAAGGGTGATCTGTTCCGTCCAGTACATGGGCATCTCCTTACTAAAAAAGCACCGCCGGGCATAGGCACTCCGGCGGTGCATCACAGCACAGCGCTCATGCGTCGGGCCAGTCTGTGTAGTTGGTCGTCATTCGCAGCTGCGCCTTCTGCTCATCGTAGGAGGCTTTCAGCTTATCGTAGTCGCCGGTCGGCCAGAAGTTGGCGCGGCAGTAGGTGATGACGGCACGGCGGATCAGCGGGTCCTGCGTGTCCAAGTTGGACACACCGGCCTGTTTCAGGTCAGCCAGGGCTGCATCCACCAGGTCGCTCACTTCCTGCGTCAGCTCCTCCGGCATATCCGACCGGCGCAGCGCTACCGTCACTTTGGACAGCAGGTCGTTGTCAGCCATGGGTCACAGCCTCCGATCAAGCGCTGGCCGGGATAGTCAGCGCAACAAAGCCGCCGGGGACGACCACATCCGCGCCCATCTCCACATCACCGCGGATCGTGGACAGCAGCTTGTCAAAAGCGAAGTCATCGGAGACGGCGATCTCGTAGTCACTGAACAGGTCCAGCTTCAGGCAGCGCGGCACACCGTAGAACATGGTGGGCTGTGCCTTGGCGGTCTGGGCCGTACCGGCGCAGGCGGTCAGGTTCTTGTTGAGGCAGTAGCGCACACTCAGGCCGCCCTCCTTGATGATGCCGGTGTTGGGGTTGGCAGAATCCGGGGTGATCTCGTAGACAGCCTTTTTCTCGTTGGTGCCGCGCACATCGCCAAAGGCAATCAGATCCTTCTTATTCAGGAACAGGACTGCCTCGCCCTCAACGGCCTCATCGCCGCCGTAGTTCAGCGTCAGATTGCGCAGGGTTTTCTCGTTGATGACGCCTTTCTTGGCGCTGTCCAGCGTGGCGTCAATGGTGTCCACGAGCTTGCTGGCTTTAAGCGCATCGGTCACAATGACGGATGCTTTCTTGCGCAAGCTGAGCAGGGCCTGAGCGCGGCACTTGGCGAAGTAGTTCACGGGGGTCTGCTTCTTGGCCTGCTTGCTGATCTGGCTCAGAACCGCCTCCGACTTGGGCGTGATGTCGATGTAGTCATAGGTGGCCTCTTTGGTGGTGGCGGCAGCACCCTCGGTCTGATCGGCGGCGGCGTCGGCATCCTGCTTGACGTAGGGGATGCGGTCGGTGGACATACCGGAGCAGTCATCGACCCACACCATATCAATGATGCTGGAGACGCCGGCACCAACGCGGTCCTGGATCTCGGTGTTGACCTCGGTGGGGGTTGCCAGCTTACCGCCGCTCACCAGAACGGCGCGGGTCTCCTCCACGCCCAGAACGGCGCGGCGGTTCTCTTTGAACTGCTGGGCGCGGGTCTGGGCATCGGTGATGGCGGTGGGGTTGTCCTGGGGCGCACCGGCACCGTCCGCAACCTTGGCGGCAATGCCGAGGCGGCGCTGCTCGGTCTCATACTGCGCGATGCGCTGGCTGATCTCATCGGCCTCGGCCTCCAAGGCGTCCAGGTCGGCACCCTCGGCGTTGACCTCGGTGCGGATTTCGGCGGCGCGGGCGCGCAGCTCCGCAATGGTCATTTCACTGGTTTTCTTTTTCATGGTTCACACTCCCAAAAGTTTCAGTTTGATTTTTGTTGCGGTATCCGCCCTTTGCAGTCTCTCCGCTTTAATTCTCTCGATCTCTCCGTCAAGGAATTTTCGGGCGCTGATCGATGTAGCATCGTTGGCCGGTAGGCTCACGGCGCTCACATCGTACAGTTTCTTGATCTTGGTGATCGTGCGGTTCACGGTCACGATGTTGCTTTCCAAATCGCGGGTTGTCTCACGCTTATCCTCGGCCACGGTAAAGCCAAACGACATCTTATCGGTGTAGCCGCCCTTGATTTCGGCAAACAGCTGCCGCCCGATCTCGGTGCCGCCCAGATCGGCAGTCACTTTCAGCCCGGCGCTGTCAGCGGCCAAGGCCAACGTGCCGTTTTTGGTGCGGGCAAAGACGCGGCCCTCATGGTCGTACTGCATGATGACATCATCCATGTCGCAGTCATCAAAAGCGTGCGGGTCGATCTGCTCCATGATGCGGTAGCAGGTGCCGCTGTCGCCCCTGTACTCATACAGCAAATAGGGCTGGTTGAATGTACAGGCGTAGCCCTCCACTTCCTGCTTAGAGTCCGGCGCGGCGGGGTCAGCGGTTCGGACCTTCAGCCGCATGGCGCGGTATTCCCGGCCATTGTTCAACTTTTTCAACAATTTCTCATTACTTTCCACTGGTTAGGTCGTCTCCTTTCTTTGTCACGCTGCCATCGCTGCCCAGCAGGTAATACTCGCCGCGTATCGTGTACGCTTGCCCCTGGCCGTCCGGCAGGGGCGGCAAGTTCCAAATTTCGCGGATTTCATCGCGGTTCATGATGCCGCGATCCGCCATCTGGGCCGATACGTTCAGTTTTTCGGTGTTGCTCATGTATTGCAGCCGGTTGGCTGTCGCCATCAGCAGCGTGCCGCCCGCGCGTTCGCGCTCGGTAAACAACATTTTTGTGGCGACCTCGCTGAACTGGATGGAAAACGGCTCGATTTTACCCTCATAGAACGCGCTCCAGGCGTCGCCGTAGGCGCGGTTTTGCAGCACGTCCTCGTTGGTGCCGAAGTAGTTGAATACATTGGTGTTGATGCGCTCCATCTCATCGGCGGCCACAACATAGGGCTTGGCCTCCAGCTGCTTGATGTCCGTGTAGGTGTTGGGGAACAGCAGAATGCCGCCGCCCTCGCCTTGCAGGTTTTCCCGGCTGAATCGCTTACGCTCTTTTTTTAAATCCTCATCGCTGGAGAAGTTGTTCATCTTGGCTGCGAAGCGGAATGTCGCGCCGTTTTTAACGGCCTCGGCAATGCCTTGGTTTTGCAGGTTTACCAGATCCATCGTGGGCGTCAGCGCGTGGTTGTTCTCGCCGAAAATATCGCTCTTGTACTGGAATTTTGTCATAATGCCGCACCGCGCCATTTCAATGGCGGCGGTCTGGCCGCTGCGGAATGTGTAGCGCAGCCAGGGCGCGGCCCCATACTGCACGATTTCACAGCTGGACGGCAGCACGGGGAACATGCCAACGGTCTCACCAAACTCATTGATGACCGGCACAATAAAGGCGGTGTTTTGCACCTCCAAAATTGTGCAAAGCCTGTACAGGAATTGTCCCCAGGTCTGCCACTCATTCGGCCCCTGCCGGAGCCGGGTTTGCAGTTTCGGGTTTGCCGGTCCCTGCACGGTGACGCTCAGCTTACTGGCGTGGGTGGCCGTGGCGTGGATCGCGGCGCGCACGATCTCGCTCTCATACAGCTCACCGCCCCAGGTCAAAAAGCTGGGCGTGTAGCCGTCAAGCGTTGTCCAGAATCCAGACGCGAGGCTCTTGGCGGCTATCTTCCCGAAAATTGATTGAAACAGTCCCATGCTCATCACCCCGCGTTCTTTAACTGGCCGCCGATCTCGGCGCACCATTTCTGCCGCACCGTCATCCCATCCATGAGCGCGGCGCAGCCATCAATGTGGTCGGCGGCGCTCATTTTCACAAGTTTGCACCTGCCGCTGTCGTTCTCGACTTTCAGCGCCGTGTTCAGCAGATGCACTTTTAACAGGTCGTTGTCCCCGATGTTGATGGTGCCGTCTTTCAGCAGTCCCTCAACCTCGCGTATTACCGGCGTCAGGTTGAACCCCTGGAATACATCGTCCATGTGGAATCCGTATTGCTTCATATCCTGCACGAGGTACTGGGCCGTGTATCGGTCATAGCCGACCTGCAAGGGATAAATTTTGTACTGCTCTATCAGTGTCCTGAACCAGTTGTAGCAATCGTGATAGTCCACAAAATTGTCACCGCTCAGCGTGAGGATGCCGCGCTGCACATACGCCGCATAAGGCAGTCCGTCCCGCTCGGTGGCCTCTTGCAGCTTCTCGGCGGGGAGAAAGAAATGTGCCAGCACATTCAGCTTGCCGTTTTTCTCAATGATCGCCACACAGGCGGTCAGGTCGGTGGTGCGGCTCAAGTCAATACCGCCCACGCAATAGCAGTTTTTGAAGTTGGCCGGGTCAATGTGCGCCCCACAGGCCCGCTCCACAACATCGGAGGCCAGCCATGCAAGGCTAGAGTTTTGCTTGATGTTGCAGTATTTTGTTAAAAACTCAGCCCGCTTGGACAAGCTACCCTCGGCAATGGCGATTTCTTCCAGCAGGTAGCTGACGCTGATACTCACGCCCAGGTTAGGGTTGGCTTTCGCAAGCTCGTTGATATCGTTCCACTTGGCCGGGTCATCGATCATGTAGAGAAACGGCGCAAGGCGCGTCTCTTTGGAATCACCCAGCAAAAAGCGGGTGGCACGCTTTATCAGTTCATCATAGATGCCCTCGTTCACATAGCCTGCCGTGCTGATTGCCAGCAGCATGGGCTGTGTGCGCGCGCCAAAGCTCGACTTGATGACCTCGTAGAATTTCAGCCCGGCATCACCGGGCCAGCTGGCGACCTCATCGGCCACGCACAGGCTGACGTTGAGACCGTCCGACTTTTTTGCGGAAAACGCCAGCGGCTTTGCGCTCGTGTTGCTGTTCGCAATGTAGATGTCTGTGCGCCGTTTCTTGCTCAGCTGGCTCAGCTCTGGGTCCTTGCTGAGCATCTGATAATAGGCATCGTAGCACAGCCCCGCTTGCTCCAGCTTAGGCGCGGCAAAGTAGATGCGCCCGCCATACTCACCGTCCAAAAAACTGCAATAGGCAGCAATGGCGGCGGCCAGCAGCGTCTTGCCGTTTTTTCGGGCGATGATGACGACGACCTCACGGAATTGGCGGTGATCGGTGTCATCCACCACGCCGAACAGCACCGACAAAAGCGCCTTTTGCCAAAGCTCCAGCACAATCAGCTGGGGAGCCAGCGCGCCCTCATGGTGTCGGCAGAAATTCTCCACAAAACGGATTGCTTTCTGCGCCTTTTTAGGATCGAAGTGAAACAGCCCTTTTTCCAGACCGTCCACAACATACTTGTACCAGACCTTGATCCAGCGGCCCACGATGATGGTGCCGTCCGTGATTTTCTGGTAATACTCGTAGATGTAATTATTCACGGGCCAGCTGCTCCAGTCTGCTCTCACGCTTTTCCGGGGGCAGCAGCTTGCCCAGGCGCTCGGTCACGGTGTTGTAATTCTTGATGAGGCTGTTGTAGGCTTGCAGATCGGCGCTGGCTTTTTTGCCGTACTGGTTCGCGCCGTTCATGTACTCCTCGCTGCACCCGTCAGCGTTGATGGATTTTTGCAGATCGTCGAGTGTGATTTTCATGAATGCCGCGTTCTGGATCAGCGGCTCCACAATCGCCATCTGATTTTTAGGCAGGTCGGCGTAGTGCGCCATGATCCTGTTGTACTCCTCTTGAATTAGAGTAGTTTTTGCTTTTCTCCCCACAACAACACCCCCTTTACACTCTTTTCAGTGCTTTTCCGAACTTTGGAGCCCGGTCTACCACACCTCCGCTCGATTTTTCGACCAGGGGGAGGTCACCACCTCGACGTCACTCGCCCCGCCGGGTCCACACGGTATCTACGCCGCGCGCCGTGACGCTTTGCGTGGCAATCACGGCACAACAGCCGCAGGTTAGACCATGACAGCGAGACCGCCGGATCGTTGATGTTATCCGGCGTCAACTCTGTCATGTGGTGGACTATCTCACCGGGGCGATACAGCCCCTTAGCCAGACAATCCTCACACAATCCGCCCACACTGGCGGCGTACCCATCGCGGCAGCGCTGCCACGCTTTGCTCTTGTAAAACGCTTTGGCAAACTCCCGCATACTGTTTGCGTGTCCACACTGGACACGCGCTGCACCTCCACCCGCCGGGGCGTAAAATTATCATAGATGCCCAGCGGTGCGAGACGGAGTTTCTTTTGTCTCGGTGTAGGTGAGGCTCTCCCGCCCGCCGGGCATGACGGTCTATTGCCGTCCGTCATCCGCTGAGTTTGACCACATCAACGGCACTGCGTACCCGCACACAGGTCTTGCACCTGTCAAGGTTCATCCCGCCGGGAAACTGGGCGGGCGGCTGTGCGGTATGTCGCCGGTCTTTCCCGGCTGTCAGCTATTTCAAGGAGATTAACTATGGCCAGGCTGGCGGAATCGAACCGCCGGGCGTACCCGTAACCCTGCAACCTTGCAACCCAGTTATAAAAAAAATAGCCGCCCCGATGTGGGGCGACTATCCGCTTAGGAGGATTATGCAAACGAGCAAACCGTCGAGCATCAAGCCCCTACCTGCCCGACACCCTCAGCTTAGCACACTGGGGCGGAACTGGGCGGAACTAATTTTATAATTTTGAAAATTGCCCGCCGGTGGAGCTTGCGCACATAGCGTTCAGTGATCCTCATGCGCGCCGCGATCTGGCGGTTGGTGCGCCCGTCGATGTAGCGCATCTGTAAGACCTCACGCTCCAGGGCATCCTCCAGCTGAGCAATGGCGCTCTCAATCTCCACCCTGGCGGCCTCGCCGTCCGTCAGCTGAGCGGCCAGCTTCTCGCGCCGGATGTTGATGCTCAGCAGCGCACTGTCAATCTCACCGGCCCCGCCGGGTGGGCACAGAGCGCGGGCGTAGTCGGCGCGGCGGTTTTCTTCCCGGAGCCGTTCCCGCAATCGCGGCTCCACCCGCCGGGCATCGCGGTAGCGGTTCAGCCACACGATGCACTCATCATAGGTCATTGGGCATCACCTCCCGGAGATGGTTCAAAGTCATCACATTCCAGCACAATGCCCGCGCCGTCCGTCTTTTCGACGCCGTAGCAGTACAACTCACAATCCAGGTTAAACAACCCCTTATTGTGGGCGCACCCCTCGCACCTGTCAAGGCGCGGCTGGCTCATGCCGGGAATCCCGCAAAATCCGCTGCTCATTTCTTTTTCGCCTCCCGCGTGGCCCGCTGGATGTCCTCGGCAATGTAGCTCTCAATGCCCGCGCCGGTGCTGTACCAGCGCTTGTACCATTCCAGCGCATTGATGTCTCCGTCCCGGCCTGCGCGCTCACCGTTCGGCCCGAGGCGCACCGCAAAGCACTCGCGGTATTGGAAGCCGTCCACATGGCCTGAAAAGCGCGTCAGGTCATCCACGGCAATGATAAGCCGCCCGCCGTCTGCCATCTTCCGCTCACGGATCGTCAGGCCCAGCTCCTTCAGCCGCGTCACAAGCGGCCAGCTGTCAAACGCCGCCAGCTCCTGCCGGGCCAGCGCCTGCCACTTTTCGGCCTCATCCTGCCGGGCACGCTCCTGATCACGCTTGCCCTTCACCTCGGCCTTGTACGCCGCCAGATCGTCCTTGTTGATGTACAGGCGCTTGGCGGCATCGAACAAATCTCGTGTAGTGAGTGAGCTTTCGGCAATAACCTCGTTTGTATCCGCCGGGTCCAGCATCCTCACGCGACAGTTGTAATAACTAGCAGACTCAATGCGCAGCAGCGCATCCGTCTCGCCCTCAGTCAGATCCAGCGTCACCGGCTCCAGCTTTCGGGCATCCAGCCTGTTGTCAGCGTAGTTCCATTCGCTCTTGCGAACGTAGTCGAGCTTCTTCAGCTGGTCGGCCAGGCCGCACTCGACCAAATACTTGATGGCCGCCCGCCGGGCCATATCGGTGATGGGCGGCATACTGGCGTACTTGATTTTGGCGTATTCGACCTGCTGCACCTTGTAAAGCTTGCTGCACTCGTAGGCTCTTGTCATCGTGATCTCGCCGCGCTCCACCATCGCCAGAACCTCCGGCACGCAGTTGTTGGCAATGGCATTCAGCCGCCCCAGCGTACCGGTGCCATCGCCGGTGATGCGGCTCATCTCATCACGGATGCGGCCATCGAGCGCGCCCGCCGCCTTTTTGCGTTCTAGTGCCTGCTTGAGCGCCCGGTACTGGCGCAGCCGTTCGCCGTCTGTCAATTCGCGCGCCGTGGCGTTGGAGGTGATCAGCGCGATGAGATCGTCATCCTCGCCCTGACTCTGGCGGATAACGCAGGGCAGGACCTCAAACCCGGCCACGCCCTCGGCAGTCAGGGCCCGGCAGGCCGTCCAACGCCTGTGGCCGGCCAGCAGCATATACTTCCCGGCCCGGGCGGGCAGCACCTCCAGCGGACTGCGAAGGCCCCGCTCGGCAATGTCCGCCTTGAGCATCGACACATCCCCGATCTCGTAAATGCTGTTTTCTGGGTTCGGCTCGATGTCTGCCGCCGGCAGCATGACGACCTGCATTTTCTGACCCGCCGGGGCGTTGGCTTTTGTGTTGCCGAGAATGTCGTTGATAGAAAATCCCTTGCTCATCGCTCAGCCCTCCTTGTGAGTGTCCATCTTGGACACGGCCTCATCGACCTCATCTGCCAGGCATCCGTAGTCCAGCGCTGCCGAGCAGTCCGGCTTGTACACCCGCAGCGGCTCGTGCGCGCTCTTGGCCTCACTGACTTTGACCGTGTAGCGGATGACGGTGTGCAGCATCTCAATGCCCGCCTCGTTGAGCTGGTGAACGACCTCGCCCGCGTACCGTGTGCGGCGGTACTTTGTCATCAGCGCACCCATCACCTTGAGGTGCGGGTTGTAGTACATCTGCACCTGCTCGATCTGGTCCATGATCTCCTGCATGCCATCGCAGGCCCACTCATCGCAGTCTACCGGGATAATCACCCAGTCCGCAGCCGTCAGCGCGTTGATGCTGCCCATGTCCAGATCCGGCGGGCAGTCCATCAGGCAGTAGTCGTAGCTATCGTCCAAAGTGCTCAGTTCATCTCGCAGATAATACTGCCGCGGTCCGCTGTCCATCAGGATCGTGCGGTTTGCCTTGAGCATCCGCATGTCGCAGGGGAGAAGGGCAACCGCCGGGATCGCCGTCTCCACAATGGCGTCCCTCACCATGGCCACGCCCAGCAGCACAGACGCCACGCAGGGCCTGTCGTAGCCGGCCACGCCAAAGAACTTGCTCGTGTTGCCCTGCTTGTCCAGATCGACCACCAACACGCTCTTGCTCTTGGCGGCCAGCTCGGCGGCCAGGTTGCAGGCGGTGACGGATTTCCCGACGCCGCCCTTCAAGTTGATAATTGCAATGCTGATCATAGTAATCCTCCTGTTTTTTGTTTACCGCGGCCAGCTGATCTGGTCTGCGGGCTCGTATTCTTCCTTGGGCGCTGGCTGCCATTGATGGTATTGGGGCTGCCACTCCATGGAAACAACACCCGTGGGGCCTTCTCGGTTTTTCGCGTACATGATCGCCGTGGCGGTGCTGGCCTCCTCGCCGTGCAGCTCCCGGCTATCCTCGGGCTTGCGGTTCTCCACAAAGATCGCGCTGTTGGCGTCCTGCTCGATCGTGCCGGAGCCGCGCAGATCCTCCAGATTGCAGAATCTTCCCTCGTTGCCCTTGACGCCGCTGCGGCTGATCTGGCACAGCTCCACGATGACGATGTTCATCCGCATGGCTGCCACCTTGAGCCGCCGGGTGATCTCGCTGATGCGCTGGTACTCGGTCTGCCGGGGGTCGGTGGGGCTTAACAGTCCGATGTGGTCAATAAAGGCGATGTCCGGCTTGTGCTGGATCAGCTTTGCCTCCAGCCCATCAATCGTCAGGTTGCTGTCGGCGTCCAGCATCATGTTGTGGTGACGGCGCAGGATGCCCGCCGTGTTGTCGATGATCTCCCGCTCGCGCGGTGTCAGGGTCTTGTTGGTCAGCTTGCCGCTGTCGATGCGGCTGACCTTGGAGAGGATGCGGTCCATCAGCGCCTCCGCCGTCTCCTCCAGCGTCAGGTAGTAGACGCGGTACTTTTTGCTCAGCCGGCTTGCCAGATTGATGCTGAAATCCGTCTTGCCGCAGCCGGGCCGCCCGGCCACCACGCAGGTGCGGCCGCGGTGGAATACACCGTACCGGTCAAGCTCCGGCCAACCCAGCTTCAGGCTGGTGTCCGGCTCATCCAGCTGGGCCAGTGCCGTTTCCAGCACGGCGTCAAACTCCCGCGCGGTGGTGTCGGCCTGCGTGGTGCTGATGGCATCCTGCATCGCCAGCGTGCGGCGCAGCTGGCGGCAGACACTGTCGGCGTCCATTGCGTCCTTGGCCATGCACTTCATCAGATCTGCCTGCAGCAGCTCGTACCGGTAATCCTCCAGAATCTGCGCGGCATAGCTGCCTATGTTGGTTACGCTCGGGCATGTATCGGCCATCTGCACCAGCAGCGCCTTGCAGTCCCTGCCGGTCGCGGCCTGTGCGGCATTGGCGACCGTGATCACATCCACCGCCTGCCCGCCCAGCGAGAGCCGCTGCACCGCAACAAAGACCTCCCTGCACCCGCCGGGGGCAAACATGGCCGCCACCATCCGGGACATGTAGGGCCGTGCGGCCTCGGGATCCATCAGCGCTGCACCCAGAAACGCCCACTGGTTGGCGGTGCGCCTGTCCATTGTTTTCTCCATGCCTAACCTCACAGAAAATCAGTGATGTCGGTGTCCGGCCCGATCTCACGCGGGCGATCCTGCCCGTTGACCGGCTGCACCGCCGGGGCGCGGTCGGTGAAATCATCCTTCAGGGCGAACAGCCCCTCCCAGCCGCGCAGGATGCTCTGCTCCAGCACGGCCGCCATGTACCCGCTGCGGTCACGCACGCCCGCCTCATCGGCCAGCTGGATGAGCTTGCTGCAGGCCAGCTTGGCGGCGTTGGCCGTCAGGGGGTGCTTGCCGGCCGCCCGGCTCTCAGCAAAGGAGAGCAGCGCAGCGGTCAGCCGCGCATCCTCGGGGAAGGCCTGCTGCAGGATTTCCGCGGCAGTCTCCCTCGCGCGCGCGCCCGCACGCGTATTATTCTCTCTTGTATTGTTATTCTTGTATTGTTCTGGGTGACATTTTTGTCGGGGGGTAAGCGACATTTTTGTCGGGGTGGGTGCGACATTTTTGTCGCCCGCCGACACCGGGTGTCGCTCACCGACATTTTTGTCGGGGTGGTTTTCGGCGCATACATCCGGCACGAGGCCGACCAGCGGGGAAATGTACCGCTGATTGGCTGCGCCGTCCCGGGCGTAGCTAACGGCCACATAGCCTAGCTCCTGTAGGTGCTTCACCCAGCGCTGGACTGTGCGCTCCGTTGTGTCGTACAGCGGGCAGAAGTAGGCGTTGCTCGCGTAGCAGTAGCCCGTCTTTTCGGCCAGAGAGGTGATCTCTGCGTAAAAAATCTTTTCGGCTGGCTTCAGCCGCCGATCATACCGCACCGTGGCGGGGAGAATGGCGAAAAATCCAGGATTGTCCATAGGTTCTGCCTTTCTAAAAACGGCTGACCTTAACACAGGGGTGCGCCGCGCTCTTTTCGGCGCATCCCTGCAAGGTCATTTTTCAATTTTTCAACGTTTAAAAGGGGAGGTCGCCCTCATCCTCGATCATGGCGAAGTCGTCACCCGGCCCCTGGTTGTAGGCCGGTGCCGAACCGGTGACGCGGGGCTGGGCCGCCGGGGCAGGGGAGGGCTGGCCGGTGCTGTCCGCCTTGCTGCCGCAGAAGTTGATGTTGTTGGCCACAACCTCCAGCACGGTGCGGTTGGTGCCGTCCTTGGCTGTGTAGGTGCGGCTCTGGAGCCGTCCATCCACCGCTACCATCTGGCCTTTATTGAGCCATTTATAGGCAAACTCGGCGGCACGCTCCCATGCAATGACGGGAATCCAGTCCGCCACGCTCTTGCCGTTGGCGTCCCTGCGCCCGCGATCCACGGCCAGGGTGAATGTCGCCACCTGCTTGCCCGTGTTGGTCTGCCGCAGCTCCGGGTCCCGGGCTAGGCGGCCCTGCAATGCACAGATATTCAGCATCAGATCATCACCACCACACTGCCGCGCTCGATCAGATCGGCCAGCTGCTCGCCCAGATAGGCGGCGATGTTGCGCTTTGCCTCAAGCTTCCACGCACCGCCGTCAGCCTCGTACAGTGCCGGGCGGCCATCTTTGTCGAGGCGCAGCAGGAAATCGCTGGCAGGCTGTTCGACCTCGAGGAAAGTGCGGTAGGGCTGCAGGTGGACGATGGGCTGCACCGTCTGCTGCTCCTTCAGCACCGCGCCGGTGCGGACACTGACCTCTTGGCTGATCCCGTTGTCCACACTGGACACGCCCTGATTGACGTCAATGCGGCTCAGCAGGGCCAGCAGGTAGTCACGGTCATCGGTGACAGCGTACAGGCTCTGCAGTTCGATAACGGCGTGTTCCTGGCTCATGTATTGGTTGACAGAAATGCTCGGCACATCGCTCACGGCCTCATACAGCGGCAGGCGGCTGAACTCTGCATATTCTTTATGCGTGTATGTAGTGTCCACCATGACCCGCCGGGCGCTGTCCACACGCACATACAGCCGGGGCGATTGGTCGATACCCTCGGTGCGGATCAGCTTGACCAGCGCCTCCAGCGTGTCCACCGAGTACCGCGCCGGGAGTTCAACCTCTGGCTTGACCTCGTACAGATCCACATTGCTGTACCGGTGGCCGTCGTTGGTCGAGAGGGTGTAGGGCCTTGCCAGCTCCGCAATGCGGTCAATAGCATCTCTCAAAAAGCTGTTTTCCATTGTTTTGTCCTTTCTGTGTGTTAATACCCGGCACGGCCCACGCGGGCCATTGCGGGCATCGGTGTCTCATCGCCGTCCATGTCCACCTGTCCGGGGACCTGCGGCGTCATCTCGGCCAGCAGCAGGCTGCCGTCCCGCGCCTTGGTGATGCACAGGGATGTGCGCACCGGCTGGATCGGCGCGAGGGTGGTCTTTGCCTGCGCATCCATGCCGATCTGCTGGCGGTAGTCGTCAGGGGCAAAGGTCAGCGTGATGGTGATCTTGCGCTTGGCGGTTGCCGCGGTGTTGGGGTCCATGATGTTCGCCACGACCCGCTCAACCTCGTAATCGGTGATCTCAGCAATCGCGCCCATCGCCATCTCCAGCACGCTCTTTTTGTTTACGATCTGGGGCATTACTCATCACCTCCAACTTTTAAGCCCTCTCCCTGATAATGCCGCTTCATCAAGATATAAGAGGTCTTCTCGATCTCAAGGCTGTCAGGGTGTTCTCTGCGCATCCTATCAATCAGTTCATCGCGCCAGAAATGCAGAGCCGCGGACAAAAAGGGGATATCCTCGCCAGACAGTCCCGCCTCGCCGTTCAGCGCCGTGAGGACGACCTCCAGCGCCTCTTCATGGACGGCATACATCTGTTTCTCGCTTACTTCTCCGCCCAGAATTTTCGTCTGAATAACGTTATCGAAGCTGTGCAGCCGGGACTTATACCGTGCATCCATTGTTTGCATCCTCCTAAAAACTAAATTTCTTCCCCAAACACCTCGGCAAAGCTGCCGGGGCCGTGGAGATCATCAAAAGCAAATTGTGCCGCCTGTTCCAACTCCCGCCGGGCGGCGGGGTCAAAATGGACGCCCAAGGGCGGCTCATTGTGATGGTTGTGGCACAGCCAGACCTTGAGGCCGTACTGTTCGGACAGTTCGCGCCGCCCGCGTCCAAACAGGATGTGATGCTCCTCCAGGCCGCGCGTGGTGCGCAGATTGTAGCGCTTGCGGCACAGGTAGCACTCTTTATCGCTTTGCAGTATGCTTTTTGCCACGGCGCTCCTCCAGTCCGTTGACGGCATCCACCGCCTGGCGCACATCACCAACAGGCAGCTCCACCGTCGTCCAGCGGCAGCCGCACATCATGCAGACGCGGCGGCGGTATATCCGCCGGGTCCCATTGGCACGGGTGTCGATGACGCGCACCTGGCTGCTGTTGCACTTAACGCAATTCATCGGCACGCCTCCAGTCTCGGTACTGCTCGGTGGTTTCGGCATCGTCAACACCGGCCTCGGCCAGCCGGTCAAAGATTCGTTCGATGAAGTCGTGCATCTGCTGCCGGTCAAAGTTGCTGCTGCCCAGACCCAGGCGGGCCATACAATAGCCATCGTCCAGCAGTTCCACCATCTGCACAACGCGGTATGTGCTGCGCAGGGCGGGCAGGGCCTTGACCGGCACGCGCCAGGTCTCGACCTCTGCGCCGAACTCGGCCAACAGGTCAAGATAGCACTGTTCGGCAGTCACCCCGCCGGGCGTGTCGCCGCTCAACGCCAGCGCCAGCCTGTTCAGCAGCGCCCACATGAGGCGGTTCTGATCCAGTGTGCGCTTGTTCTTCACCGGGCGGATGTCGATCTCCACGCATAGGGGCTGCCCCCGCGCGCGGCGCTCCAGTTCGGCGTGCATCCGCTGGGCCTCCAGGCGATACGCACCGTCAATCGTCAGCCCGTCCATGTCGTTGACTAAGGGCTGGCCCGTTGGGATGTACCAGGCGGCCACATGGGCGATCAGCTGGCTTGCCATGTGATCACGCTCCCATCGCGCTTGCGCACCCTCAGCGATGCCACGCTGCCGTCACCGTTGTAGGTGATGTCGTCCAGGGTGAGGGCATCGTCCAGAACGTAGCGCTCAATGATGTTGGTGCCGGGCTTGCCCTGGGGGACGATGTGGACCTTGCTGGCCGGGATGCGCAGCGGCGGCAGATTCAGCACCCCCGCGCCGATGCTCCAGGCGGCAGCAGCGGCCAAAAAGCTGCCGTCTGCCTCGTTGGTGGGCGCGTCGCTGCTCACGCGGTAGGTGCTGGGGCAGGGGGCGTCCTTTGTGATGTCGGCCAGGGCCACGGCGCAGTACAGATACCGCCCGCAAACGTAGTGCCGCACGCTGTAGCCATTCAGCCCGCCGGGCATCCGGCCACAGCACTCCTCCAGATGGGCGCGCACGGCGTTGACATCCGGCCACAGCTTGATGCGCACGCCCTCGGCGTCCACCTCCAGGATGCTGAGCGTGACCTCGTCAGCTGTCAGCAGGGCGAGGTTTTTGGGGGTCTCATTCTTCTCCATGTTTATCCTCCATTTCCGGGCCGATGTAGACACCGGCCTCATTGTAGTTGTTGGGGTCGGCCATCGGGCTGTCCCAGCCGCACACGGCCCCGCCGTACATAGCAGCAGCCTGGGCGCGGCTGACGCCCGCAGCCTCGTTCAGTGTGTCCACGGCCTCTTGCTCCACCACGCCGAACAGGGCGCGCTCCCCGCGCACGATGCGGACGATGTTGTTGGTGTAGCGGCTGCGGGCGTAGGCGTAGGCGGGCAGCCCCGCCTCATCATAGGTCATTTTCATGGGCTTGGTCTCCTTTTTCGGTTTTGGCCGCTTGTGCGGCATACCGGCGGCAAGCGCCGGGTGTTTCTTTCTCCAGCTGCACACTCTATGTCGGATTGCCTCCGGCGTCACGGTCTGAGTGTAGCCCATCATCCTGCACACGCTGCTGATCGGCGCGCCGCCGTAGTAGTACAGGATGCTTTCCAGCATCGCCTCCGGCGGCACAGGGTTGCAGATGCGCTCAACAGACGGGCCGCGGGATCGCTTATTCTGAGGATGCGCCGCGCGGAAAGCGTCAAGACTGGCATAGCCCAGACTTTCCAGCAGGGTGCCCTCATCCACACACAGGCACTCGGCGCAGATTCTCAACTGGCGGCGGGCGTTGGTGCAGTTCCTAAGTCTGGATTGCACCCAGACCAGATCATCCGTTGTCATCAGCAGATCTGCCTCGCCAGCGCGGTGGCCGGGATGCGCTTGTCACGGCCCTGGCCGGTCCAGCCGTGCATATTGCGGCAGACCTTGCGGGCCGCCTGGGGGTCGGTGCCGTAGACGATGTGCGCGGCCTCGGCCACTGTCACCATCTCGCCAGCGGCCTCGTGCCGGATGCGCTCCAGCGCGTCCCGGTAGCCCTCTTTTTCTCGTGCCATAGTAGTCCTCCTTTGGGGCGTGTCCAGGGTGGACACATTAGCTTGCGTCGTTCAATGTCCATTTTGTGGACAGCTGCCTAAAAAAAACGTGCATGAACTGTTCGGGGGAGTTGATGCCCAAGGCATCGGCCATTTTTTCCATATCTTCCGCGTCCGGCTCTTGTATGCCGTTTGCGATGCGCGATGCTTTATTGCGCGTCCAGCCAACGGCAGACGCGAACGCCGTGATGTTTTTGTACTTGGAAAAAATCAAACCTCGGTAGTTCTCCACTGTTCTCACCTCGCTTTAGTGTCCATTTTGTGGACAACTTAAATATACCACCGCACGGGGCGGTTGTCAACCATTTTGTGGACGATTTCGCACATTTTTTTTGCAAAGCGTTGATTTTGTGGACGCTTTATGCTATACTGACCTTACCACAATAAATAAGGTTGGTGTTGCCAATATGGAAAAGGTTGCAGAACTGGCCGAGCGTCTGAACGAGGCCATCAAGGACAAAACCTCAACGACAAAATTGGCCGACCAAATAGGAATGTCAAAACAGGCGATCAGCGCATACACAACAGGCGTCCGCGTCCCTAAGCGGCCCGTCATCAACGCGCTGGCGGAGGCACTTGGCGTAAATCCTCTTTGGCTGATGGGGTACGATGTCGGGAAGTATGACAACGTCACGGCCACAATCCCCGCCGGGTTCCAGCCCTTGCCTCAGCGTGACCGTGTGCCGCGCGTCGGGCAGATCGCGTGTGGGGAGCCTATCACAGCCGAGGAGAACATAGACGCCTATGATGAGGTCCCCAGCGTATGGCACGCCGACTTTACGCTGCTATGCCAAGGGGACAGTATGGAGCCTAAAATCAAGGACGGCGATGTCGTAGCCATTCACAGCCAGCCGATGGTCGAGAACGGCGAGGTCGCTGCCGTCCTGATCGATGGCGAAGCCACCCTCAAGCGCGTGTTTCTGTTCGATGACCACATCGAGCTCCGCGCCGAAAACCCCGCATTTCCGACTATCCTGCGCATCGGCGAGGATATGAACACCATCACCATCGAGGGCAAGGCCGTTGGCCTATGCCGCAAATTGTAAGGAGGTCTCCTATGGCATCAAATGTTACAGCGAAGGATAAAAAGCAGATTAAAGTTCTGGGCATCATCGTTGCGGCGCTTCTGGTTGTGTTGGTCGTTGTTCTGGCGATACCCGCTCCGAAGAAGCAGTACACGCAAGAGCAGATGGCTGCACTGGCCGTGAAGTATGTGGCGGAAAACAATTATATTGCCGGTGATGCCAAATGGCCCGATCTGGACGACTGGCAGGTTAAATCCGCAAACAACAGTTATGCAGCGTCCTGCACCGTCCAAGTGGCAAACGATAGCGGCATCTACGCAGGCCACTCCGTTGAAGGTCTGGCCGTGTACGACAGCGATACCGAACAGTGGCATGTATCTAATCTTTTAATCGATGGCGTTGAGGTCATTCGTAAATAAATTAAATAAAAATGCCCGCAGTGTTGGCGCACCGCAGGCATTCAAGATCAGCGTGTCCGGAGTGGACACAATACCGACCAGCATCTGTATTGTATCACCTCCGGACACGCTTGTCAAAGTGTATCTATAAGGAGGTTTCTACATGGCAAAAACGAAAAAACGCGCGGACGGCCTGATCGAGCGCTGCCGCGTTATTGATGGCAAGACCCGCCACTTCTATGGCCGCACCGCAAAGGAGGTGCAGGCCAAGATCGATGCGGCCCTCATAGAGGCCAGCACCCGCCGGGACAGGGGAGACCCCTTCTGCGAGGTCGCAGAGGCGTTCTGGCGCGCCAAGGAGCCGTGCATCAAGTATGGCTCCCGCCGGGGCTACCGCCATAAGGTGGAGCTCGCCAAGGGCTGGTTTGAGGGGCAGGGCATGCGCGAGATCACCAGCACCGACATCAACCGCGAGCTGATGCACATGGCCGCGCAGGGCTATGCCTACAAAAGCATTGCCGGGCAGAAGTCGGTGCTCTCCCTGATCTGGCAGTATTGGTGCGCCGAGATGAACGGCGACACCAACCCCTGCACACTGCTAAAGCTGCCCCAGGGGCTGCCCCAGAAAAAGCGCCGCGCCCCCACTGAGGAGGAAATTGCCGATGTAAAAGCCCACCCCGAGGGCTTTGGGCTATGCCCCGCCATGATGATGTATGCCGGCCTGCGCCTGGGCGAGGTGATGGCGCTGCAGAAGCGCGATTTAGCCGGGGGAAAAATCAGCGTGACAAAGGCGGTGGTCTGGCACTCCAACACGCCGGTGTTGGAGCCACCCAAGACTGCCAGCGCCCTGCGCACGGTGCCGATCCTGCAGCCTCTGGCGGATGTGCTTGCCGGCCGGCTGGACGATCTGGCGGACGATGATTTTATTTTTGGCGGCGCGCAGCCCTACACCAAAAGCCGGTACGAAAACGCATGGCGGCAATACTGCATCAGCATTGGGCGCGCCCACGACAGCGGCAAGCGCTATAAAACCGGCAAGACCAGCGTCACCGGCGAGGCACTTTACAAGGCCGTGCTGGAGGCCGACTTCACCGCCCACCAGCTCCGGCACGAGTTTGCGGGCGTGCTGGTGGAGTGCGGCATCAGCCCTGTGGTCATCAAGGAGCTGATGGGCCACGCCGACATCCTGACAACCCAGCGCTGGTACGCCGAGGCCAAGGCCCGCGCCGTCGATGAAGCCGCAGACATTTTAAACAGTTATTTTACAAATCAATAA